TAAATCAATTTAATAACAACAAAATAAACAACAACAACATGAGCATCATTGCACAACAAACAAACAACGGCGGCGGGGGTCAAACAGTCCCTGCAGGAACACATGTAGCGCGTTGCTACCAAATTATTCACATCGGAACAGTCCCTGACACCTTCCAAGGCGAAGACAGACTTGTAGACAAGGTTCGTTTAGTATTTGAACTACCTTTAGAGTTAGCCGACTTCGGTAAAGGTGAACAACCATTTTCAATCGGTCGCGACTTCACATTGTCGATGCACGAAAAGAGCGGCTTACGCGCCTTTGTTCAAGGTTGGCTAGGCAAAGCTATGTCGGACGGCGAAGCGTCAAAATTTGACATCGCTACGCTGTTAGGAAAGGAAGGAATGGTGAACGTAATGCACCGCACAGCGAACACAGGGCGCACCTACGCAGACTTAAAAGGAGCGAGTCCGCTTGTCAAGGGAATGACTTGCCCACCTCAGGTGAACGCAACGTTTGTTCTTGACTTCGAAAACGACGACTTCGACTTGCGCTTTAAGATGCTTCCAGAGTGGCTTCAAAACAAGGTGAGTTCTTCGCAGCAATTCAGCGACCGCTTAGACCGCGCTGCGGATCAAATGAACAAAGCAAAAGCAATGCTCGAAAAGAGCGGATTAGTTGAACCAAAACAAACAAACGACGACACGGACGACATGCCGTTCTAAATGAATAAGATGCTATAAAAGGCGGTTATATCATACATAATCGTCTTTTATAACACTTAATGAATAATAAACCATACAATCAAAAAACATAAAACAATGAAAACAAAAAAGAAATTTGACATCAATAGAGTTCGTGAATTTTGCAGTTTAATTAACATCGGAAAAACACCTCATGAAGCGTTGCGTTTAATGAGTAGTTCGAACGGTTACATGACACCGTTAAAAAAAGCGGGTCTATACTGGAGAGAAAAAGACGGAACGTTCAGAGCGGTTGAACGCATTCACACGGAACGTTACCAATTGTTTGAAATAGAAAAGATAAATTACAATAGAATAATGAAGGGAACGCCTGTTGTTAAACAAAAGACATTGTTCTGCCAACCCAAACCAAAGACAACAACACCAGCTCCGACAATGAAAGCGAAACAACCTCAACTCAACTTCATTCAACGCGTGGTAAAATCACTTTTCAACTTATGAATAAAGAAATATACAAGACTCCATTCGGTCGCTTAGTCAAGATTAACTTCAAGACGCTTACGAACTTCAAGACAGCGTTACGAATTAGCGATCCAACGGCACGTCTTTATGTCGCACACCCAGAGCGAATGAGAATAAAAGACTTCAACAACATTTGCTTACACACAGGGTTGTCGCGCGAAGAAGTATTCAGCACATTTACACCAACCAAACTAATCAACGAAGAAAATGAGTAATCAAGTAACACTAAATTTAGAACAGGAACAAGTAGTGTTTTTGTACGATGAAGTTGCGGAAGGTAATCTTTATGTAGCTTATGAACCTTGGAAAATAAAACAAAACTTTCAGAATTTTACTATTGAAAATCCTTTTCCAGATAGAAACATGAGATATAGTTTAAGAGAAGGAAATGTGTTTATAGCCACTCAATATCAAGATGGTTTTGTATTACAATTTTTACTTTTAAAAGATATAAAAGAAAAGTTTTTCAAGAATCACGAAGATGAAAACATGAAACATTTTTATCACACATTTTTAAAGTTTGCTTTTGAATTAAGAAAACAAAAAACATTCGGAGACCTAATTAAATTTTCTGACAAACACAACAATTAACAAAATGACAAACGAACAAATAAGACAGCAAATAGTTGACATGATACCATTTGCACACATGGAACGCTTCGAAACACTTTGGCTAATGTTTATACCAAAACACGAACGATTAACAAGCGAACAAATCAAACTTCAACAGGAATTGGAGAACGAAAGAGAAGTGTTCTGGAGCGTACTTGAGGACGTTGTGTGTAGCGTTTTGGGTATTCAATCACAAATACTTTACACTAAAACAAGACGACGCGAGATTGTAACGGCACGACAAATCATTTTCTTTCTTGTTCGTCCTTGTTACTTCCAAAGTTATGAAAGTATAGGGAAGCACTATGGCAAAGACCACGCTACCGTTATACATGGAATTAGACAAGCTACATGGCAAATCGAATGCGACAAAGCGTACGCGGCAACTGTTGAAAGAATCTGCGGTTTAATGAATGAGATGGGTTATGCTAAACCTATTAAATTTTTCACTAAGTTTGTCGAGCATCAAGAACATCAAAAACAACTTGAAGCAAAAAGAAAATCTAAAATCAAATAACTAAAAACAATGAAAAGTGAATTAATCTTTTGTCCCACTTGCGAAAGCAAAGAACTTGACGAACGCGTGAACGCGGTTCTTCAGGATCAAAAACTTCAAACGTACGAAGAAGCTTACGAACTAATCGACGACGATGGAGAAATAAAAAAGTGTTTCGATTGTCAAGACTGGGACGACGCAGACGACGACGCGAAAGGCGAAGGTTGGGACTAAATAAAAAATAAAACAAGATGCTAATTTTACAACTCAAAAAGAGAATTGAGATTCTCGAAGCGAAGGTTCAGGAACACGAACAAAAGATTAACGAACTTCTAAATAAGTTTGTTTTACAAAGTACACTTCCTACACTTGCTACACCAAAAGAAAAGAAAGCGCAATTCGTCAAACCCACAGTCGTAGAAATTTACGACTACGCCTGCGAAAAACTAAGCGACAAAGACGCGCTTGCATTTACCGAGAAATTTCATGCACACTACGAAGCGAACGGTTGGAAGGTCGGACGCAACGCGATGAAGGACTGGAAGGCAGCCGTGCGTAAATGGGACTTAACTACTTTTGTAACTACAAACCAAACAACAAAAATCAAAAATGGAAAATTTGACTCCGATGCTGCGCAACGCATCTACAACGACGCTCACAACTACACAAAGGGTTGATCGTGCAGAACGCGAAAGCGCATTCGTTGCCGACTACGAACTCCCTGCCTTCGTTAAACTTTGTTCGAAGGTGTGCGCGATGTACGGCATCGCACTTCCAGAAGCGCAACTGTTGCAAATGTTGCATGAGTTTATAGGCAAACACTTTCGGTGGGTTACGTTTGAACACTTCAACCTTGCGTTCGAATTAAACGCAGCGAATGAACTGTCAAAAAAATGCGAACACTTCGGAGCGTTGAGCGTGTCTTTTATTGGTGACGTGTTGACGCACTACAAACCACATCGAGACAAGGCAAACCTGCAAATACAACGCGAAATAGCGGAATCAAAAGAAGAACAAAACAAACAATTAAAGGAGAGCGAAATGGCGGTAAACGACGACAGTTGGAAGCGAATGTTGACTGAGGACATTGCAAGTTTTAAGAAAGGAAAATATACAGTCATTGAGATTCGTGCGGTGTCTTTAATGCGTTGGCTCGAAGAAGCAAAGTACATCACCGCTGACACGTTCACGGACGAAGAATACGCCCTTTGTAAAGCAAAGGCACGCAAGAATATCTACTTCGAACAGAACTTGAATAAACCAATGGTTGAGCGCATGAGTGACCGCAAGCGTCAGCTACTCAAAGAATCAATTTCATTCGAAGGAATGAGAGAATTGTATAAATTATATTTGTCGAAGCAATGAGCCAGTTCACCTTCAACGAACACGGAGTTTGCGAGAACCCTATTTTGAAAACTTTCAAATGTATCAAGGGTTATGAAGCGCAAGTTAGTACCGCTATTGTTCAACGTGGTTTGTGGAGTTACTCAATAAGGTTTCACGGACGCGAACAAGGTTGGTCTCAACCGCTAATTTACCACGCAGAACATTGTGTGTACGAAACAAAAGACGAAGCGTTCAACGCAGGTCTTGAATTGCTATTACACCAAGTAAAGCAAAACAATGACTTGAAGAAATACGATCGTATTGTTGAGATTCTTCAAGACGAACTTTGTCCTGTGGTTGAAAATCAATTATCATTATTTTAATGCAACCATACAAACCCGAATACCTGCCGCGTCAAATTGAAGCGTTGAATTTCTTGAACACGGACAGCATCGTTGAACAGTTGTTGTACGGTGGCGCGGCAGGCGGTGGAAAGACGAAGTTCGGTTGTATGTGGCAAATACAACGCCGTTTGAAGTACGCAGGGACGCGTTCTTTAATTGGTCGTGCAAAGTTAGACAACTTAAAAAAGACGACGTTAAACACGTTCTTTGAAACGGCTGAGGAGTTTGGATTGATAGCGAATAAACACTACACCTTCAATGGTCAATCGAATATAATTAAGTTCTTCAACGGAAGCGAAATAGTGCTAAAAGATTTGCAGGCTTACCCCTCAGATGTCAATTATAATTCGTTAGGGTCGCTCGAAATTACAGACTATTTCGTAGACGAATGTTCCGAAGTAACTGAAAAGGCGGTCAGCATTGTTCACTCTCGTTGTCGTTTTAAGTTGAACGAGTTCAATCTTATTCCGAAAGGTTTCTTGTCTTGCAATCCTGCGAAGGGTTGGTTGTATAACGAGTTCTACATTAAGAACAACCGAAACGAACTACCTTCACACCGCGCATTCGTGCAAGCACTACCGCAGGACAATCCGTTCTTACCGGTAGCGTACATTGAATCGTTGCGAAGACTTCCAGAATACGACCGCAAAAGACTTTTAGAAGGCAACTGGGAGTTTGACGACGACAGCGACAAACTATTCTCAACGGATAACCTATTGCGTATGTTCCGCAACGAACTCATTGAAGGAAAGAAATATATCACCGCCGACATAGCGCGGTTCGGGAAGGATAGGACAATCATTTGCGTATGGCACGGTCTAACTATCATTGACATTATTGAACTCAACAGAGCGTCGTTAGATGAAGTAGTAAACAAGATACGTGTCGTAACAAAAGAACATAACATTTTGTTACAGGATGTCGTTGCAGATGAGGACGGAATAGGTGCTGGAGTAGTTGATTTTCTTAAGTGTCGCGGGTTCGTCAACGGATCTAAACCCAAACAACCGCAATACCAAAATCTCAAAAGCGAATGTTACTACAAATTGGCGCAATACGTTGAAGAAAACAAGCTCACTATCTTAGTGAATGGACGCAAAGAACAAATCGTCAAAGAACTGGAGATGATTAAGCGACACCGCGCAGACGTTGAAGGAAAACTTATGGTCACACCCAAAGACGTTATCAAGAACCGCGAAGGTATTTCGCCTGACGTTGCCGACGCAATCATGATGCGAATGTATTTCGAACTCAACCCTTCTTACGGACAATATGTTGTCGGATAAAATAATTTAGCATATATTAGCACAATGGAAGCAAAAGACACAGCACTTTTATTATACAATAGATATTTAGTTTACTTGCGAAACAATTATCCTTATACTGAAAAACAATATGACTATGCAAAGCAATGCGCTTTAATTGCAGTAGATTATTTAGCTGATGAACATGAATTTTACAAGATTAATTATTCGTCAGATAATTGGAAAGAAGTTTTAAATGAAATAGAAAAACTATGAAACAAACACCACTATACGAGTCTTTGAAAATGACTCACGACAGAGAACGCGAAATTGTTAATTCAATGGCGACGTACTTCCAACAAGGAAAGATATTAGGAGATATTCTCCTTGAACTTTCACAGCGTAAGGATATGAACGCAAAGGAGAAAATCTACTTGGCGTTAATGATTGGAAATATGATGGCTAAAAATGGAACGGATGGCGCAGAGCAAAACTAAGAAAGGTATCTGCGTGTACTTACACAAAGACCTGTGGAACGAGATAGACGAAAAGCGTGGAGAGAATAGTCGCAACACTTTTTTAAGTGAAGCAATCCAGTTCTCAATGAAGTTTTATATCGACGAATCTAAAGTAAAATTGCAAGAACAAACGTCGACAAAATAGCGACACTTGAACTAAAAACTAAAGCGTGGTTTCTGCGCTTTTTTTGTTTCTCCAACTTTTTGTTTTCAGCATCCAGAGTGTTAATTTCTTCGCTCAACAACACCGTCTTTTGTTCATAAGCATTAACGACTTCTTGTAAGTTGTTCGTCTTTTCGTCCTTGATGTTTATTTGTTCCTGAAGGTTGTTAATTACAAGCGAATCGGAAGCAATAACGCTATCACAAGAATTGATTAAATAGACAATATCAGTTTTACGAATAGTATCGAGAACAAGAATAGTATCACGGCGAGTGCGGTAGGTCGTTTTGGCTGTAAGTTGAGCGTCTTCATATCTTCTGTATGTTCCGTATAAATCAATTTCCTCTTGCAACAAGCGGTCGTATTCGCCGCTGTTGTAATAAATTATACTGTCTTGTTTTTGTATCTGAATTTCCGTTTGAATCTTCGGGTTGAAGTTCCAGAACGCTAAACAAACAAGCATCCAAAAAACACTTGTTGCAATTACAACAATAAGTGCGTCGGGTTGGTATTTTCTTTCGTCCATTGTGCGTTAGATTAAGTCGTTTCCGTTGTAGTCTGGGTGTTCGTTAGCCATCTTGTCGATGCCTTTAATCCACAAGACGCCAACTAGCGCGGTGCAAATGAAAATAATTGTGATTAACATAATAGTTTTTTAGGTTTATAAAATTTGTCCTTCGTGTATTCGAAGATTCTTGACGCTAAAGTAACCATTTTTTCCGAGTTCCACAATAGCGAAGCCATGATTATATTTTGAATACGGATTGTAGTCCGGGGAAAGCTCGCTCAAACAACCAACACCCCAACAGGTTATAAACTTTCCGTTCGCGTCGCGTTCGTTGTGTTCCGCTGTTTGGTGGTGGTGTCCGCAAAGCGCGCTCACTTTTGTTTTCATGAACAACCCACGCGCCACATTGACTGAAGGAAGGAATTGCTTTCCGAACTCGTGGCCGTGAAATATCGACAACTTACCGATGTTTAGTTTGCTCTTTCCGTCAACCCATTTGATATTGTGTTTATCAAGGTGACACAACGACGCGAAGTCGAACGCGTCAATGTCAAACAACTCAGGTGCTTTCACGCGCATATAACGCCAGTAGCGTTCTTCGTGGTTGCCTTCCTTGTAGTAAATGTTTGCCGTTGGAAATTGACCGCGTAACGTGTCTACGAATTGACGCATCGCATAAAGTTCGTCCTTGAATTTGCGCTTGCGTGGATCTTTGACAAAATCGCTAATCATGTGACAGTCGAGAGCGTCACCATTTAGAATAACCGCGTCGCATCCTTGACGAACCCCTTCGTTTATTGCAACGGTTAACGCTTCGTTGTCTTGATATGGAATGTGTACGTCGCAAAGAATTAAGAACTTCGTTCCTTTGACTTCAACGTGTCTACGCTTTTTTGCGTAAGACTTCGGAAGCGCAAATGGGTTCAATGGCCGTGGCTTTGCGTCGTACAAAGATTTATCGGCGGTGTTTTTTCTATCTTGCTTTCCTTTTTGAC